TTAAATTACAAAAAATAAAAGAAATATTATAAAAGGTATTAAAAACAAAATGTTTGCAAGATTTACCACAAACCAAATTAAGGCTGTATATCTAACTTTTTCTATTTTTGAAAAAACAAAGCCTAATGATATCACACCAGCTATTATAGAAGTGACTCCAAAAAATATTAAAAGATCTGCAAAGTCATTTTTGTTTAAGTAAATATAAAATATGCCAACTATAAAGACTAAATAGTTAATTATATTTACTGTATAAATTGTTTTAAGCATTATTGTAACAACCTCCTTTTTTTACATTATATACCAATTATCCAAAATATGTATATAGTTACTTATGAATAATTTGAATTTATAAAAATAACCCACCAATTAAGGTGGGTTTAGTTATTTCTTAGATTTCTTTTCCTCAATTATTACGTTTGTCACTAGTGTATATCCTGGATTAGTAGTATGTTCGGATAAGTCGGGAACAACAAAACCTTTATCTGTTATAGGAAAGCTTTGCGTAACATTTCTTTTTTCAGTTTTACTAAAATATGTAACTTCAACTTTAGAGCCTTGAGCAAAATCAACTACTCGATACTTATTATAAGCAGTTCCATCCAAAGTCCATTCTACATACTTGGTAATTTCTTTTTTATTTAATACTTGACCAGGTTTTATGTGGAATTCCATATATCTAGGATAAAATATATCATTTCCGTTTTTATCAACACCAGTAACATTCACTATTAAATGGGGGCCTACAATTTCTTGATAGTCTCTACTTTCTCCTATTTTAATTTGCTTATGATCATAAGTAGCTGCACTTACCTGGTCTATATTAATAGAGTTTAAAACGAAACTACCTACTAATATACTGCTAACTAACATCTTTTTATATTTTACCATTTACATTCACCTCTTTATTTTTTTAATATAATAACATAATTTCCCTTTTATGTTATTATATGTATTTTACAATTTTGTGAATTCTATATTTACAGTCTAAAAGTGAAATAATGCTAAAAGACATGCAAATAAGTTGTGTGTATACTTTATTTATTATTATTCCAATATATTTAAATGAGATGATAGTTATATATTTCACGAAAAATAACCCCATCACACAAAGTGATGGGGCAAGTAATGGAATTTATATTATGAAACAGAAGCACTATTTAAGTGCTTAGATATAGTAATACTACACTATTGATATTAAAGCAATTAAAACCCCCTACATCATAGCATTGTGTAGAGGGTAAGTGTTTTAGGGTTACACACTTTCATATAGCTACTATATCATTATTTCGTCTTATAAACAATAATACTCCACTTATTTGTGAGGTGCCAAGTTAAATAAGAGTTACATACTCAAGATAATAATTATCTTGATATTTTTTGTTTTCACTTTTCATACACACTTAAACATAAAAATACCCCCACTTAATAATGTGAGGGTGTACACAATATAAATAAAAACAACAATTTAGATATAAAATATATCAGGTTTAACATTAATTTACAAATTTAAACCCTAGCCTTTTTCCGAAAGCTAGGGTGTAGTAATAGAACGATTTATTTTGGGACATTTAAAATATCCATCATTACTATACCCAGAATTATTTAAAATAATCCTACTTAGTATACGCTAGATAAGGTTTTATAAATTTTGCTTTATAATAAAAAATCCCCTGCATTTACACAGGGGATAATAATGATTGTATGAGTATAATACTACTTCTTACTTGTAATATTCAAGTCAAACCATAATTTGGTTTCTTTTTCTAACTTCTCATCTTTGTGTGTAATAGGTCCTAATGCACAGTAGAAACGTCCAGCTTTCGGATTAGTTGGATATTCAAACTCTGCCCACCAATATTTATCCTTTTTAGTTACTGAGAAGAAGTTAATATATTGACCTGCTAATATATTATTTGATGATGGTAATGCTGGTTCGTTTAAACCAGGTTTCTTCTTAGCTGCAATTGGTGATACACCTTTCTTAGCTGTTGCTTTACCAGACCATTTCCACGTTGTTTTTTTGCCACCGTTGTAATAATGTTTAATACGAGAAATAAAGTAATCTTTTAACTTATTACGATTTGCTAACGTATCTGGTGCGTTTTTTCCAACATGCATATCCCAAGAACGATGAGGACAAGATGTGCCGAAATACTGTCTGTGAAGATTAACTGTCGTGCGATTCACTGGTTTGCCATAAGACTTCATAACAGCTGCTACTACTTTAAATGTTGCCTCTTCATTTAATTTGAACTGGGCATCTGTTAAACCTGCTGCTGGGTGTGATTGAGTAATTTCAAATCCGATCAGATTACTATTAGCCCAGTTATTACCACAATGCCACTCTACATAATCTGTTGGATGATACCAAAGCGTCTCATCTTTGTTTACATAAACTGAAGCCCACCCATTAACATGCGTTCCGTTTTGTTCTCTTGTATATAACCATGGTAAATACTGATTAGGTGTCATTGAACCATAATCATTGTGAATAACAATACCTGCAATACTTGCTTTTTTACCTGTTAACTTGCTTCCTTGAATGTGTTTTGAATAAATATCTTTCATTATAAATCTCTCCTTTAGTTTTTTCTTGGCTATAACTGCACTGTCATAACCAAGGCAGAATTAAAAGCCGACTATTTAGCCGACATTACTTTGGTTCGTTATACTGTTGTGCTTGCGTTGAGTCATTTATCCCTTTTGTTGTAGGGTCTTGCACTACACCTAGTAGCACCAGCACACCTAACACACTGTTCACGATATTCGTGATTTGGTCAGTGTATACTGTGATGTCGTAATCAAATGCACCAGACACTTGTTGAGCGAATAAAAGGATAGCCGATATAATGGCTACCCAGAACGATTTTTGTTTAATTCTTACTTTCCAATTGATTTTCACGCTATTGCCTCCTTATTTAAATAAGACCTGTATTAAAACTGGCACAAATCCACCTGCCCCTAGCCCCGCTGTAATAATGGTTATTAGAAACTTATTTCTATCTACTACACCTGCTTGTTGGCTTTCTTGGACTCGTTTTAATTCAGTTTCAATACTGTCTGTTTTCTTTACGTAATCTATTAATATGGTATTGACCTCTTTTAAATCATCACGAATACCTTTCATATTTTCATTTATTGGTTTTTGTCCTTCTATAAAAGTTCGTATTGTTAAGTTCAAAGCATTAAAGTTCTGATCGTGTTTATCTTCTACTTCGTTTATTCTCGCATGTAATTGACCTTTATCTTTCTCACGGCGTAGTTCATCTTCATAATATTTCTCAGTCGTTAGATAGCTCATTATTTACTCTTTTCTTGCTTCATTTCAGAAACGTTTTTGTAAGCTAATAGTGCAGTTGCTCCACAAAAGATAGAAAAGGAAAGATTCATAATTGGCGTGACTAAATTTAAGCCACTGTCAAAACCAGCCGTTGAGAAAATATAATAAAAAGGACATGCTATTGCATATCCCCATGCAGTAAATCTATAAAAACTAATACTTGTTTGATGATATGGTAGTTTGATTCCTGCAAGAATAATTAATATTCCAGCAAGTACAAATGGAATGCCCCAAATCGTTAAAGGCATCACCTTATGCATAGCTGTGTAGAGTTCACTTTCGTATTGTGCTTTCTCAGCAAAAAGAATCCAATAGCTACCTCGAACAATACAACATATTCCAAAAGCGAAATCCCACGCAATTACGTAAAAATGAAAAAAGTTTAATCCTTTTCTGCCCGTCATTAAAGCACCTACTTTCATTAGAATCTAAAAGCACCTACATTAGTAAGTGCTTTATGATCTACTCTGTATCTTCTACGTAATTCTGTCCATCTTGTTGTTTCTTAGTACGAGAGATTGTTTCTTCAACGTAATAAGTAAATGTGTTATTACCAAAAATTGTTGCTAATGTGTTCTGGACTGTACAAGCTGTTTTAGCGTCTGCTTCATTCATAAACTTATGCGCTGATTGAGGGGTACCACCTTTATTAAACCCATTTCCGTAATTCTTGATTAGACAAGTTTCTTGTCCCTTTTCGTCACGTTCTACTAAAAAATACTGTTTGATATTCATTTCCATTTAAAACACTCCTTTTAATTTTTTATATAAAAAAGCACCTTACTCGTTTTGAGTAGGCGCTTGATTATCAGCTTGTTTTTGTTCATTTTGTTCTTGTAATATTGCTTTTAATACTGCATTCTCATGCGTTAATCTTGAATTTTCTTGTACCAAATTGCTTATAACAATTTGTGGGTTTGCTTGTATGCTTTGTTCATTCATTATTTTGCCTCCAATTCCGTTTCTAATCTACGGACTTTTTTAGTTAATTCTTGTATAGCTTTAAGACACCATGCCGTCATTTCATAAGAGTCGACACCGTCCCCATTTTTCCATTCGTCTGGTGTTTCTCTTTCTAAAACAACGCCATGTCTAACTCGTTGACTGTCTTCTTCAATTTCTGAATATAGCTTATAACTATATAACTGAACACGATCAACCAAATGTTCTAATACATCTATATCCCAATTCTCGATGTCGTATTTATAACGTTCAGAAGATGTCCATGTAGCACTTGCCGCTCTGATAGGTATATAACTACCTGTTGTACCAACTTTTGTAATACGCACTTCATTACTAGCTCTTAAATAAAGATTTACGGCATTTGTATTTGGGTTAATTTCTAGAAAGTTGGCGTATAATCCATTGGCTTGTAAGTTACGCCATATTATATCCCCGCCATTATATCTTGAACGTCCAGTAATTCTCACCCTATTGTCCGTTCCTATATAAAAATTAGAGTTAGTTTCAGCACTAGCAATCGAACCCATCCATGCTGTTTCTCCTCTGATATCTACCCACTTATCAGTTGTTCCTCTTACCGTAAACCTTACTTCTGACCCACTATCAGGACGAATGTATATATGTTGACCTGCAGTAACATAGTTTGAATCTAAAAAGTTACCATAATAACCTAATGCTCTTATATTTCTATATATTGTGTCATTACCGTTATAACCACCACGAGAGGTAGCACGTACTTCAGAATCCGTACCTAAATACAAGTTTGTACCTGCGTTAGTCATCAACTTATCGCCTATAAAACTATCCGCTCTGATAGGGACATATCTATAACTATCCCATGCACCGTCACTAGGTATTTGTGTGATATCAACTGCTCTTACCTCGTAACCCTGCTGTGCTGCTAGATATACATTTGAATTAGATGTACCTAATGCTGCACTTGTAACCAATAATCTATCCATACTAAAACGTTTAGATCCATCAGGATTTAACATCTCAATACCATTAATACCCATATCAAGTTTATGACCATCTGCTCTAGTCATTGTTATAGTGCCATTTTCGATATTTACTGACGCTTTATTATCTTTTGCCTCAATACGTTTTGCGGTAATATCGACACTGTTTAAATAATTGATAGTCGCTTGTTTAGAGAATAGTTTATCAATGTATGCGTCTTTAATCGTTGTGATGCCATTCTTAACGATAACGTCCCCATCATTTATCTCAAATACATTCGTATTCAGTTTAACGCCACTAGGTCCAACATTTACATCATTCACATTACCATTATCATCATAAGAAATAGTGACACCTGTTGTTGTGTTCATAATGATTTCAGTTGCTATCTTAGATAAGGTTTGTTTAGTTTTATTAAATTCTTCTTCACTCGCCTTTAATTCAATATCTTTACCATTTTGTTCAATTCCTGTTTCCATTGTTTTAAGACGTTCGGCGGTTTCTTTAGGTGCTTGTTGATAGTCGCCGATTTTATCGCCTTCTACTAACATCGCATTAGTAACATTCACATTTAATGTATGTGGCGACGTGCCTGCAACATCTTTATAAACTAAAAACGTTGTACTTTCTACCTTAGCGACAAACGTAACTTTAATTTTACCTTCAATGATATCGACATCTATCAAACCGTTATCTGGTGTATATCCTCTAACCGACGTTCTACCACTTTGATTTGCGTCTGTGGTATTAAAGTTACAAGTAAATGTATAGGTTTTACCTACTTTTAGTGGTGTCGTTAAATTATATCTGAAAAAGGCGTGAGTCAAAGAACTGCTAGTTGACTTGTCTTGGTACAAACTATTTAATAATAAGTTTTCTGTACCTATTTTCATATTGTTGTACTCAGTCAAAGTTACACGGTCTTTTATCAATTTATCCAATTGTTCTCTAGCACTATCAGCACCATTTAAGCGTTCGATAATACCTTTCTTATCCGTTTGATAATCATTACTTTTCACCACTTGCTTGAATTGTTCTTCAGTGTCTTCACGTAATGCTTGAATTGCACCACTGATTAAAGAACCGTCTCCAACAAGAAAACCATCTTCTGTATATTCAAATCCAAACTTATCAGCCACACTTTGCATTGCTTCGTTGTATTTTTCATCTGTGTATTGCGATTGAAGTAATTTAAAACGTTCGTCAATTGCTTGTCTAGCATTTTGTAATGCTGTATTTAGTGCATACGCTTGTCCGCGATATTGAACTATCATGGCTTGTGTGTCCATTAATTTACCTATCGTCGCTGTTTCTTGTGTCATACTATCTAGTGATGAAAAAATATTTGAATAGATTTCAAGAAGTATATTTAGTTCATTGTTAAGCCAATCTCTTATATCATCGTCAACTAAATACTCACTATTTAGAACCTCATATACTTCGTTAATAACTTTGGCATGTTGTACAGATATCGAAAGAAACGTGCCATTAATTTCGTTGTATATAATAGCTTCTTTCGTCATACCACCAATTTGTTCAACGTCGTGTGCTGACGCATTTCGCCATTCACCGTCTACAAATTCACGTAACACTGCGACTTTTGGATTTGTTGTGTCATACCAGAAATCGCCTTCTTCTGGGCTTAGTGGTGGTGTCGCACCTCTATGAATAGTTCTTTGTAATCTTTCAATTTCTTCTTCAATTCTATCTGTGATGATCGTATTAGAATTGTTGATGTTATTATTTAATTTCTTTTCGATTTCTTCCATTCTACTTCTGAAATATTTTAATAAATCATCTTCTTTATATTCGATTACATTTCCAAACTGCCATGTTAAGTCGTCTGAAATTAATTCGTGTACGAAACCAACAACTTCACTTTCTGCATATAAACTTGGGGTGTAATCTGGATTTTTAATCCTAACAATATCTCCAAACCTGATAATTTCATGAGGGTACTCTTTTTCTAAATCAAATGCATCTATTTCATAGCTTAATGCTGAAGACTTACGTTTATTTAACTCTGTTTTAGACAATGTTAAAAGTCTATCTAAAGTCATATCTTGGTCATCTGATTCAGGTTCATAGATACCCCATAAATAACGCTTTGGTAAATTGAATTGTTGTTGTGCTTCATCATCTACTACAACTGTACTGATACGTGTTCCGTCATCTTTTTCAGGACCAAAAGCAAATAAGGCTGTTTTAACCTCTGACATATCAACCGTTCTTTTCATAGAGATTAAATCTTTACCGTATATGATTTCCTTTCCTTCAAATAAAGGTTTCGGTTGAATCATATTAACTTTTCTGCTCACGACTTCATTACCTTTAATCTCAATGACATAGTCTGGCTCTAATTTATAAGTAGTTGTTAATTGACTAATCATTTCATGAGGTGTTCGTACAGAAGTCCATGACATTGATTTGATACCACCATATTCACAAAGACCAACTTCCCAACCTGAATCTTTTAACGTTTCTGAAAGGGCCTCATTTACAGTCATTTTCGTAAACTTACCAGCTGGAATAGGTTTTGATTTACCAATGTCTTCTACATATGAAGCATCACATTCTATTTCTAGATATTGACCCTCTTCTTCAAGTCTATTAATTATAAATTCTTTATATGCACCATTAGGCTCTTGGATTATAACTCTATTTCGTTCTTTGAAATGTTCTGCCCTTTCTGAAAGTAAGGTGATATTTAACAGTTCGCTTTTGTCTTCTTTACTTCTAGTGTGCTCTGCACGAATGATTGCAGAATCATCTTGACTGATAAAATCAATAATCTCACTATTGAAATTAAGTACATGTATCAAATTCTCACCTCCTTCTTAATGGTATCTATCACGCCAGATTACTTTTGTATCAAACTTTCCAGCAGGTTCAATTATTAATTCCGACGAACCACTATCTACATTAAAATAATTAGATCCAAAATCTTTCATTTTCAAAGCACTCTCATCATTTAATGTAACGAGATTTTGTCCAGTATCTATTACAATCAGATCTCCTTTCCTAATCACGATTGGTGTTACGTCTGATTGTTTTGGTAACAATTCCTGAATAGAGAACCCTAATAAATTTACGTACATTCTTTTTTCATATTTAACAGACTTTCCAACATACATTTGTGCTATTCTTGCCTTGCGTTGATAAAAGTTACCACTGTCCTTAAAAGTCTTTGAATCTTTATCGAGTGGTTTTCGTCGACCTTTATCTTTACCATAATCATATTTACACGTTTCAATGTATATCTCATTACCTTTACGTTCTAATGTCATAAAGACATGCATATTATCTATTTTTAAATATTTAAATGGCGTTTCTCTAGCATAAATACGTTGTGCCTCACCGTGTTCATTATATGCATATGCGATAATCTGACCGAAGTTACGACTAGTTGATGTATTGACATATCCGATACTAAATAATGTTCTATTGTTCTCATCAACAATATAGGTAAATCCTTTACCAGGACCTGTATCTGCATGATGTCTTACAAGTACTTTGAACTTCACTCTAAAATCTCCTAAACTTTTACCAAGTGATTTATAAATTGCTGCACCATGCCAATTAGTTGTACTTGCGGTCCCATAATTTGAAGGATATATACTCTCTTTCAATTCCGAAACACCGAATCTTCCACCATTCGCATCTCCACCATCTAACTTATTACCAAATGAAGTATTTGCTGCAACATAAGCCCAACTACCTATACCTGTATGAAATTCATCATTGAACAAAAACGGTTCTTCATCTTTGTTAACTTTATTCGCATCTTCTGATTTACCAATCATAAAATAATCTTCTGCTACTCCATTTTGCCCTTTAGCAATCATATAAGATGTACTGTCTTTCAATGCTCTTGCTTCAATTATGACTGGTGTATCTGCGGTACCTTTATTATGAATTGCAACTTCATCGGAAATAGCTGTATTTTCATATTCATTAGATGAGTATTTAAATGGATCTGTTAAAATAACTTTTATAGAAAACCTAATAAACTCTTTAGGATTTTTTGGGATTTCTATAGGGCCGTCAAATCTTGCTTTCCAGTACCATGATTTCGACTTAAATCTTAATTCAACTTCACCGTCATAATTAAAAAATCTCACTAATTCATTTACTATCTCATCATGACTTTTTATTCCACCAGGCGATAAATAATCATTTCTCACAATTAAAGGTAATTCAAACTCTACTTCATCAATATTTCTTGATTTTTTCACACTACCTGGTCTGCCATTAACTTTTTCTCTTTCTGTAGCAAAATTAAAAGAGGGTATATTAAACCCTCTTGCTACAACAAGCCAATCAATTTTCTTTTTATTAACTAAAATAGTATCAAGCATTTATACACCTCCTATTAAGTCGCTGGATTATATCTACCTTTTCTCTTTTTAGTTCGTTCGTATTTTGCGATTAATTTAAACACTTCATTTTCAAGTGAATACTTATCAATTACTGGCTCATAATCTTTATTTGCAATTACTTCATTACTTGATACAAGTTTAGAAACTAAACTTAATAACATATCAAATTTCTTTTCAAGATTTGAATTACTACTACCCGAACCAGTTGAAGGATTTGGTAAATTATTAGGTCTCTTACTTTTCGGCGAATTTTTCTCTAAATCATTTGCAGCTAAAGCTAGCAATTTCCATGAATCTTCACTGCGTTTTGGATCTGATGGTATTATCCATTCTGGATATCCTTCTTCTCCTAGATGATAAAAACCGTTCCAAACCTTACCACCTGTTGCAAATCTACGACTACCAGTTGGTCCCCAACCCGAACGACCATAAGGTAAATTCCTTCTCCAATTAGAGTTATTAAAGAATGCTAATAATTGATCATATCCAGATTTAATGTTTCCGTGTCCTTTCATCGCATATGCTTTAAATGTACTAGGTACATATTGTAACAAGCCTTGTGCAGGTGTACCTCTTAAGTTGTTAATATCTCCAATATTACCTTGCGTTACACTTGCATCTCCACCGCTTTCACGTTGAATTTGTGCAATAATACCATTCATCTCTTTGCTAGATAAATTTACTTTCATTCTTCTTGCTGCTCTTTGAATAGTAGAACGCCATTGTGAAGGTGCTTGTTTACCTCCACCTTTTCCAGATAAGAATTTAGCAGGATCCACTGTATTTCTGTTAGTAATATCTGTTGAATGACCTTTCTCTACTTGATAATGTAAGTGAGGTCCAGTAGTCCAATGACCACTGTTACCTGTGTGTGCGAATTTTTCGCCTTGTTTAACCTTACCTGTCTTGAATATATCTTTTAAGTGCATAAAGAACTGTGTGAACTTACCACTTAATAATTTAGCAACTGTACCGCCGCCGTAGTTACTTAATTTTGAAATAGTACCGCTAGTTGGCGCTGTCAGTGTTGTACCCACTGGTGTTGCATAATCAATACCATAATGACGTCCACCATTAAATCCATATCCAGCTACCGCTTTATTAGGACTATATGGTGTTGTAATAGCGTACTTCGTGAATGAACTACCATCTCCACCACCACTATCTTCAAGCCATCCGCCAAATAAATCTTTTACGCCTTCTTTTAATTTTTTATACATTCCTGCCATCATTTTTCTAGGTAATTCAGGTAGACTACCGAAATCTACACCAAAATGAGACATGACCTTATCTACTAGTTTTCCTGGATTGGATGCAAAGTCCCAGACATCACCTATAGCTTTATCAAATCCTTTTTTCAAAGCTTTAGCAGTGTCTTTGGTACCATTAATAATTTGCTTACCTGCATTATTTGCTTGAGCCATTTTCTTACCAGCATATTTACCTGCATCTTTTTTCTTGTCATCAAGCCAACTACCTAGACTAAACCTTGGTAATGTACCCGTGCTAAACTGTGGCGTATTCAAATAATTATAAGTTGCTGTTCCGTTATGAACTCTTGAGCCTTTTGGCAAAATAACCTCTGTATCTGTTTTAGGTGTCATTGCTAGGCGTCCATTCGGATACTCAATCATTTCATGTCTAAATCCACCAGGACCATTACCAGGGCCTTTATCTCCAACTATCGCTCTCGTATGTTGTTTCAACCGACCTTGGCTATCAGATAAAGAGTGATTGTGTTTCACTGTACCAGTAGACAACTTAATCTTTTTAAATTTATCCATTCCAATTTTAGTAGCTACTGCATTGACACCATCAATTAATTTGTTTAAACCTTTTTTAACACCTTTGACCATGCCACCTATATGATCTTTTATTTTCCCTACAATACCTTTTAATTTATCCCTCATTGATCTAAAACTTCCAAGCACAGCATCTTTAATATTTCTTGCCATTCCTGTCGTTTTATCTTTTATTCCACGCCAAATATTAGACATAAAATCTCTTAATCTCTGATTGATACTTTTGCTATTAGAGAACAATCGTTCAAAATGACTCTTAACACCTTTATATAAAGATGCCACTTTATCAACTGTATTTCTACGGATTGATGTCCATATATCACTCATAAAACTACGCAATTTCCTGAATAATTTGAGTGAATTATCATATAATCTCGTAAAACTACTTCTAACATTTACATATAATCTTAATGCTAAGTTAGAGATTGAATCTCTTAATCCTTTCCATAGATTCACACAAAAATTTCTTAATTTACTAAAAATATTTTTTGATGAACTGAAAGATTTCGTGAATGCATTTTTAATAATTGCATAAATAGATTGGACTATATTTTTGATTCCAGTTCTCATATAATCCAAAATTGTATTTACTGACTTTCTCATGAGTGTAAATATGTTTTTAGTAAAACTATAAGTTTTTGAGAACCCACTTGAAACTGCTTTATAAATAAATCCTAGTGAATTTCTAAATATACTTATAATTGCTTTCCAACCACCACTAAGTATAGATTTAAATAATTGTATAAAAACTCTTCCTGCTCCTAGAATTTTTCCAACAAGCATCAATTGGATTCCGTTCCAAATCAATTGAAGCGCACCTTTGAATATTTGTTTGATGCCCTCCCACATTTTTCGGAAGTCTCCAGTAAATAATCCTGCAAAAACTTTAATTACGCCCATAATTACATTTAAAGCACCTGATATAACTCCCTTGATATTATCCCAGACAGATTTAACCAGCCATTTTATGCCTGGCCAAATAATTTTCATTAGGTTCCAAATCAAAGTCATTATCGGTTTAATCACAAAATTCCAAATTGTACTAAATACAGTCCCAATTACCTGTCCAATATTTTTAACAGCTTGTATTATTTGAGTTCCGTTTTGTTTCCAGAACGTTGATAATTGATTACCAATTTGTGTAGCAAAACCTTTAATAGCATTTACAACTTGGAAAAATGTTGTCTTAACTTTATTTGCAAAGTTTGTAATACCAACAACAATATCTGGAGGGAAAATCTTTGATAATGTAATAACACCATCTTGTCCGTTTCCTTTAAATAATTGAAAGAAACCTTGCAAAGCAATCTTAGCTGCTTTAAAAACATTCATTACACCAGTTACTGCTTTATTGACAATATTTCTAAATGTCTGTGACTTTTTATAAGCAACAGTAAATGCAATTCCTAAAGCTGTTAAACTACCAACAATCCATAATAAGGGACCACCAGCAAAAGTTATCGCAGGACCAAGTGCTGGAAATAACTTAACTAATGTAGCTACTTTTCCAGATAGAAATGCCATTACTCCGCCAGCTTTACTAATACCAATCAACAGTGGCCCTAATGTTGTCATGGCACTGCCAATTACACTTATAAAAGCACCGAATGCAAAAACAATTGGTCCAATTGCAGCAGCTAAAGCAGTTAATGATACTAAAGCAATTTGAATTCCTCTAGGCATACCATTAAGTTTTTCAACAACCCATGAAATACTATCTGCCAATTTTCTTAAGATAGGTGAAAACATATTACCTATAATTATCCCTAATGATTCGAAGGCTCCACCTAATTGTTCTAGTGACCCTTTCAGATTATCTTTCATTCTTTTAGCTGCTTTTGCACTAGCACCATCAGACTCTTCTAACGATTTAGTAAACTTAGACATCTTTTTCGGACCTGCTTCCATTAATGCTAAGAAACCAGACGCCGATTCTGTACCTACTATTCCAGCAATATTAGCTAACTTTTCAGCTTTTGACATGCCTTTTAATTCCTTATTAAATTGTCCAATTAAGTTTGGCATTCCAACAAATTTACCTTTACTATCCTCGAGATGAATCCCCAACTTTTCCATTTGTTTTGATGCTTTCTCTGAAGGCTTAGATAATCTAATTAAAGCACCACGTAGTGAAGTACCTGCTTGCGAACCATCTAAACCTGCATCTGTCATTATTCCAATTGCAGCACTGGTTTCTTCTAATGATGCACCCAAAGCTTTGGCTGGTGTACCAGCATATTTCATTGCATAGCCCATATCATTAATATCTGCGCTAGAACGATTGGCTACTTCTGCTAAAACATCAGCTACATGTGAAGCATCACTTGCTTTTAAACCAAAAGCGTTGATTGAAGATGCCATTACTTTTGAAGTTGTGGCCATATCTGCTCCACTAGCTTCAGCAGCTGAAATTACACCTGGCATTGCTCCCATTATTTGCTTTGCATTAAACCCCATTGCTGCTAATTCTTCCATACCACTAGCAACTTCTTGAGCAGACAATGAAGTTTTAGCACCTAGTTCTATCGCTTGATCACTCATACTTTTAAGTTCTTTTTTACTTGAGCCTGCAATTGCTCCAACTCGTGACATCTGTCCTTCGAAATCAGCAGCTTTTTTAATAGATAACCCAAATCCAGCAACAACAGGTGCAGTAATATACATACTCATTGAACGACCAACATTCTTCATACCGTCGCCTACACCTTTGACTTTTGGCCCAAATTTACTAAAAGATGCACCCAATTTCCCCATATTACTATTCAAAGCTCTTTGTTCTCTTTTTAGTTCCTTCATATGGGCAGTCGCTTCAGATAGTTCTCTATCATATTGATTCAGCTTTGCTTTAGCTTCATTGTACTTAGAAGCAGCAGCTTGCGTTTTCGCACTGTTTTCTCCTGTTTCAGAACTTAGTTTTTCATAGTTTTGACGTAATTCTTTAGTAATTCTCGACTGTACTTGTTGACGTTTACTTAATCCGTCAACTTTAACTTTTGATTTTTCTAAAGAATTATCATATCTACTAAATTTAGATAAATTCGCAGACATTTCTTTACTGACCATTCTCATTTGTCGATTTAAACCTGTGACACCTTTATTAAAGCCTGAACCGTCTAAATCAACTTTTATGACCATATTTCCAATAGGACTTGCCATAAAATTCCTCCTTTCCTTCTAAAATTAGATAAATAAAAAAAGTCACTCATTTATGTTTGAGTGACTTAACCAAATATATCTTTAAAGCTTTTGGCTTCTTTTTTATTTTCGATTTTTGATTCTACAATCTCCAAGAAAAAATGAATAGGCATATTCGCTATTTTTTCAGGATCCATTCCATCTTCCATTAATTGTTTTGAAACTTTTAAATAGTTGTTATATACTCCTTCTGGAGTTAAATCTTCATCTTTTAACTCGTCTTCTCGCTCACGAACTTTTTTGTATCACTGGGTTCTCCGCCACTTGTTATATTTCTTAATATAGATCCTAAATATTCAAAGCCATCTTGACCACTAGGTAACCCTTTTTGTAACTCAATTGTTGTAAATTGTTCGTCAAATGCTTCAGTTATGAATTCAAACACTTCATCTAGAACGTCCATTTGAGACATTACTTGTTCAGTATATTCTTCCTGTAACTTATCGTATTCTTGTTTTTCTGTTTCAGACAATGCTTCGTATTGTTCCTCTGTTAATTCATCGAAATTAGGCTCCTTAAATACTTTTTGCATTTTCATAGATAATTTAGAACCTTGCATTGTTTCAAATAATGTAAGGATTGGTTTTGCTAGATACTTTTTATATTGTGGTTTCCCTGTTTTTGTAAATCCTGTTATTAGTTCAATTGATGTACGTTTCATTTGTTTTCCAACTTTCTATTGTTATTTTTAATTTGGCCAAAATAAAAATAAGTAGAGGACAATAGTCCTCCACTCTTATGCTTCAGGTACTACTCCACCAGCAACAACTGGTTTTTCAACTGCAGGAACAACTTGTTCTCCAACAGTAGACATAAATTCTTCATATGTTTTACCGAATGTTTCCATAAACACATAGTCACGACCTTTAGTTTCACCTTTTGCATCATAACCTGTAACATGTGAAGCTTCATCAAAAATACGGTCAATGAAACTACCTTCAACTTCGTCATTTTGGAATTCTACTTTATCTTGTTTAGATTGTCCTTTAATAGATGGTCTAGTAAATTTACCTTTAAACAAACCAACCCATTCACTAGAACCATCATGATTACGTCTTTCAAAAACAGCACCTACATCTGGTGGAATATCTTTCGCGCTATATTTAAATCCACCCGTACCTTTCGTTGCACCTGATAAGAATGCTTTTTGTTCAGCAGGTACAGTAACAAAAGTAGTTTTAATTTCTAATTTACCATTAGAAACAGCAGTTGCAGCAACAATATCATCACCATAATCGTCTTCAGATTCTTGAGGTCTTTCCACTTCAATTTCTTTTAAGAATCTTGTTCGAGTCCCGTTACCGTATTCGATACCTTCTTCACTATCTTTTTTAATTGGTGCCCAATAAAAATTAGATACACCAATTGCAATCCCTGTAACTCCAGTGCTTGAAGCAAAGTGCTGTAGATTTAATTTTAGTAATCTTTCAGATTGTTTTAAGTTTTTTAACATGTTTAACTCCTCCTAATTTTCTCTTAATGAAAAAACCGTACCTTTTACACGAATGATTTCCCTAAATGTAAGAGTCTCTATTTCATATAACGGCTCACGGTAATATGCTTGGAAATTCATTTTTTCCAATAAAAAAACAAGCATTTCTGCTTGCTCAAATGGTTCGTTTTCTGACCACCAAATATCAATTTGATAATCATATTCTCTTGAAAGTTGCTGATCATCAGCGTAATCTTCTGGTGAAAAAGGTAAAGGAACTATTCTCACTATTGGATTATCTGTTTTTTCATGAAAATTTTCAGGCACGATATATTTAAAAACATTATCTGCCAGTGTTATATCTTTGTTTTTGATTATCTCATTATAAATTTCACTCGTAATGTTTTTAATCATCGTAACCCTCTTTTCATTGCAGTCTTCATAGCATTGAATACTATATTTCTGCTTTCTTTTTCTGATTTTGTAATAAATAATTGTGGTCTTTGATACATTGTACCGAATTCAGTTGTATGAATACGATGCGAGTACCCTTTTTCATATCCAACAGCGACATACTTTTCTAACGTACTTCTATCTGTTTTCACATTAGAAATTGCAATATGATTCCTAGCGTGACTTTGCTGTTCGCCGAGTGGCGTGTTTTTTCGAAGAATTGGAATGATAGTAGATGCTCCAGCTTTCAAGACTCTCTTTTCTAGTGTAGACATTTGTAATAATTCTCTCTTTAATCCTTCAGCAACCGTATTTTTAACGATTTTTCCACCCATTAAAAAGTAACCTCACAATAAACACGTATAAATGATTTATCTATATAATCAGGTTTATAATATTTAATATTATATTTATAACCTTCATGTAAGACATAGTGCTTATTGCTCGGTTTGTAGTCGCCTCTTGGATCACGAATTATAATTGTTTTGATAAACTTGCTTTCGTTTGAAAGTGCCGTTTGAGTATCTGTCTCTTTAGAGTCTTGGATACAAGCAAAGCAATTATATAATTCAACTGTTTTAGGTCTAGATGGTAAACCATTAACAGATTTACTAATATCTTCGCAAAAAGATACTCTTTCATTCAGATTATTTGAGTTAAATTTCATTTTCATCACTTCCAATGTAATCAATAAACCTACTTCTCAAACGATGTACTACACTCATTACCATATGTGGAGCATAAGATAATGTTCGTTCGTTAAAAGCTATTCTATTCTCATAATAGTACGCTGTTAGTGGAAAAACAGCAGTTCTAAATGAAGTCTGATTATCAAACCAATCTTTATGTTTTTCATATTCATCAGTTACTGCACTCGCAATATCTTCTTTTGCCCACTCATAATAAGATTTTAATAAATCATCTTCATAGTGATGATCTACCTTGCAGTGCATTTTTAATAATTTAAAATCTTCTTCAGTGATTGTCATTTAATCACCTCTTATTTTTTATCTTCGGATTTTACATCTACTTTTTCTTCAACTTTTTCAACACGTTCTAAAATAACGCCATGCTTTTTTAATTTCTCATTAATTTCATTCGCACGCTTAACCGTCATTTTTACAACATCACCAGGTCTAAAAACTTTCCCAATTTCAATATCTTTATAAATATGTTTCACTTTAAATTCTGTCATTTTATATTCCTCCTAATTTTGTTAAATTAAAGAGGCTTAAAATTAAGCCTCTGGTGTTACAGTTGCATCTGTGTAATTAATAACAATCGCTGCTTTATAATCAAGAATTCTTACATCTTGACGCGTAGCAACCATTAAGCATTCACCAAAATGCATGTAATCTGTCCAACCCGCTTGATATTGAGAACGGTCGAATAATACTAAAGCATCTTTTAGATTACCAAATACTAAGGACTCATTACCTGCAGTTCCAAATGTTTCATCAGGTAAAATTTCGACTTTCGCTCCTAATAATCGTTGTTGTGACGCTTCTTTCACATCAGGTTGAATTAAGTAATTACCATTTTTATCTTTTAACTTATCTAGTTTAGCAAACATTGTTTGAGAAACTAACGCTACATTGTGTTCATAATTCGGTCTAATGTTTAAATTAACTGCATCTTTAAGTCCGTCAATTCCTTCTGCTGCAATTGTTTGTAATTTAGTGTTATCACCTAATTCACCTGGTCCACCTTTTTGAATTACATCAATAATTGCTTTATTACGTGTAGCAGCAATTGTACGTGCTAACCACAATTTTAATTCTTTCAATACATCGATTTGGCTATCCTCGATTGCTTCGCGTGAAATTCTGAAATAACCACGACGTGTCTTGATATCGTACGACAATTGGAAGAATGGTTTAACTGCTAACTCTGGGTTTTCTGCTAATTCTTCAACTTCTGGTAAAGCAGCAACTTGTGATTCACGAACCACTGGGTATTTCCCTGAACCATTCTTAACACGTTTAACCGTTACATACTTGTCTAAGTTAAATTCAACTGCTTTTAATTTAAGAATTTCTGTAACAATCTCCTCTGGAATAACCACATATCCTGAATCAGTTTTTAAGCTACCGCCAGGGATATCCGCTCTTGCTTCAATGTATTCAGTAAAATCACGAACTTCTTGAGATACATCATTACTAGTATGATTTGCACCTAATAAATTTGCGTTCGGAGTTTTTTTACTTCTGTTTTCAGGATTATTGTTACGGTTTGCTTCAAGATTAGATGGATCATCCTCATCATTTGAACTCTCGTCTTTTAGTTTTGAAAGTTCTTCTTCCTTATCAGCAATTTGCTTTCTAAGTTCTGAAATTTCTTGTTCTAACTTTTCAGCTTTCTCTAAATCATCATCATTTAATGCTCTTGTTGCTACTTTGATTTTTAAATCAATACTACGTTGTAAATCATTAATAACTGCTTTTAATTTTGACTTCTTGTTCATATAATGAACCTCCTCATATATTTTTGGTATTAAAAATAAGCTCTACCTTATTCGGTAAGCTTGTCGGATTCATTTGATAACGGTGTTAATCTTCACCGAGATATTGGATCACCTCTTAGACATATTATTTTCAATTTGTAATTTACGTAACCTTTGAGATAATTCCTCTTTTTTAGCGATATCTTCATTTTGTTTTTCTATCATTTCAATACTTCGTAACGCAGGTGCTACATCTGTATCCTTATAAGCAGGATATGTGACAACTGAAACGTCTGTTAATTGACTTATATTCTTTAAAGTACGTTGATAAATGTTGTTATTTTTATCAAATCTCATTTCATCACCGTCTTCACTCAACATAAAACCAAAAGAACACTGATTGATATTTCCTAGGCGCATATTTTCGTATAAGTCTTTAGCATAATTGGTATTAGGTAATTCACAACGATATTTTAAACCAATTTCATCTTTAGTAAGTTTTAATGTTCCCGCAGTTGTTCTTCCAATAATTTGAGAAGGTATGTGATCTACTAAACATCTAACATCCGTTAAATCTGTTTCATTCAAAGCATCCGGTGAAATCGTTTCTTTGAAACCTCCTAAATCTTCGGACCATGTGTTGTATTTTAAAGCATAGCCTTCAATAAACATTTTGTTACTCTCATCATCGCTTCTAACCTCTATTGATTCGAGAGTCCTAATTTCCTTTCCCTTCACTGTCGTCACCTCCCTTCAATTTATTATTCGTACCTTTAGATTTATTCATTTGATAACTATCCACCAGTTCAATGTTCACATGATTTAAATCAACTCTATGAATACTTCCAAATCCACCTGGCACTGGTGGTAGTCCATCTCTTTGACGAACTTCATCAATATTTGTTTTTCCTGAATCCAAATTGATTTTGTCTATCTCTGCTTGTGTTTTTTCGTCTACAACTCGTATTTCTGTTGTATCGAATTTAAATTCTCGAATTCCATCTTCATAATCATTATTAAACTTGAAATTACATTCGGCACAAATACAAGTTGTGTATGGTTTAAGTGTTGAAAGATAGTCTAAATTTGCATCTTCAATGCTCATATTTGTTGGTTCAATACCAAATTTATGAAGTGGTATACCAAAGACACCAGCAATTTCACGTGTAGACGATTTATTGTCACGTATAAGTTTTAAAATTTCAGTATCTACTTCTAATTGTTCAAATGACATTGATTCATCCATTACTACGACTTTACCAGCCTGTTTCGTACCACTATATTGTTTATGGAATGACTCTCTTGCTTTATCTCTTGCTGCCTTATTATCCAATACGCCTTTCATCTTCAAAATGCCACCAGCATGTGTTCCATTTTTTAAAAAATTATTTAGAAATGATTTTCCGTTTTTATCAGTATCAATAGTGTTGCTTAAAGTATCTAAAAGCGACAATCCATTTACACCATCTAACGAATAAAATTTGATATCAAGCATGTCATTAAACTCAATTTCTTTCTCATAGCCACTGCCATCAGATAATGTAGAAGTTAATTTATAAAAATAATCACCATTTGGACGGATTTTTAATTGCACTTCTGATGTTTTACGAAAGAACAAACCGCTAGGATTTCCTTTTGTATCTCTAAATATTTCTACATATCCATGTGACGTTAATAACGCATTAGCAAAAACAATGAATTTGAACATATAGCCGTTATACATGTTATTTGGGCGTATATTAAATAGTTTTGTTAAAGGATGGTTATAGTCTATTTGTTTATTTTCAATCAATCTGATAGGCATTCTGGCCAAATCAGATGCAATCATGGTAACAGCTGTAAAAATATCACTATTCTTAATAGCTTCTACTGAAGAATATGTTGTAATTGACTGTCCTTGAAATCCTGGTAGCGTTTGAACCATCATTTGCAAATCATCTTCATTGTATTGTAGATCACGAGTGTTGTTTAAAAAGATTCCCAATCACTTTACCTCCTTTCTGGTTTAGATTCATGGTCAATAATCAATGCAATTAAAATAAATGTAAGTCCTGTTGCTACTAATCCGACTATTTCATTAAATCTTAAATACATAGCAATATTAACCAAGGTTAAACCTAATAAAAAAAGGATGCCTGTTAAATTAGCAACCAATAACATTAAGAAGTCTTTAATTTTGCTCAATTTCATCAATACACCTCCTAGAAACCAAATTCTTCACTTTCGTATATTTCATCCCAATTTTCTTGGAACTCATGCATTCTTGCTTCAGTCCATGCAATAAGAACTGAAACAATACTGTCTATCTTTTCTCTATACATAGACTTATCAACTTTGCAGTTCCCTTCTTTGTCATATATAAGGACTGCATTGTTAACACCAACGTCTAACGCTGGATTACTTGCATGAATGATTTTTTCTTGAATGACATCAAGTTGAAAATCTTTAATTGGTTGTGACATTACTTTAAATGATTGACCTACTTCAATCAGTCGCCAGTTAATATCTTTCCGCTTCTCTAACGAAGTTAAAAATGTTTCTGAATGCCAAGGATCATAACATAGTCCGATAACATTTAAGTTATGCTCATCTACATAATTAATTAAAAACTCAATTACATGTTCAAAATCTATAACTCCATATTCAGACCGTGTTAAAGTTGCATTGCCTCGGTTCACCATTTCTAAATAATCTATTTTGTCACGTTTTATTTTCGCTTCGATACCACCTCTAGTTCCAACAAATACATGTGAATCAATATAATACTTTTTATCTATAGGATATATAAAACCAATACCAGTTAAGTCGTTTAATCTTGATAAATCGACACCGATATAAACATCTCTGTTTTTAATATCAGGTATTTGTTCAACACTTATTTTTTCCCAATCTTTTATATTGACTAGTGATGATTCGCTATTTGATTGCCAGATATTAAAATTCTTTGTTTTAATTTTATGTGTTTCACCTTTATCTATTTGTTCTTGCATATCGTCTTTAATTGTTTGTAAAGCAACATCATAAAACGATTCAACTTCAAGTAATGGGTTAGCTTTAATCCAATTTTTCTCATTATCTATTTCCTCGTCATTATCCATTTCAGCACAATAAACAAAGTAATTATCATTTTCAAACTTTCCATACATTAGCCCTTTGCAATATACATATTCTTTATACATCGGTCCATTCAAATTAAAGCCTGCTGTACTTATGATAGCTATTAACCTATTCACTTGTTGAATCATACCTGAACGTAGGACTTCAAACATTGAATCATCTTTAGCTTCGTGATATTCATCTAGAATACCTATATATGGGTCAAATCCATCTAATTTCTTAGTATCTTTTGAAAGTGGCTTCAATATTGATCCATCACGTTTATTTGCCAGAAGGTTTTTTGATTCTGTTATTTTAGTAATGTTGTATACTTTAGCCGATTTATCTCGTAATGAATTCAATTGTTTCATACACATTTCCCAAACTACTTTAGCTTGGTCTTTTGCATTGGCTGTACAATATATTTGTCTTCCTAATTTAGGATTTTCACCAAAAAGTAATTCATAAAGATTAATACCAGCAACTATGATAGACTTACCATTTTTTCTGGCCATACTAATATAGGCTCGTTTAAATCTTCTATGACCATGTTCGTTCTGCCAACCATAAATACTACCTACAATAAACTTTTGAAATAATGCTAGTGGATGACATTCACCAGTTTTAATATCTGGTAACTTCTCAATGAAATTAATAACATGTAATGCCTTATTTGGTTGCCACTGAAATGCTAAATCTTCACGTTTTAAGTCTTTTAAATGCCGTTTACACGCTCTTTTAACCATATTTGATGCTAAAATGTCGCCTCTTAGCACTTTTTTTGCATAAAAAGTAACTGGATCAATTAATTTATTATCAGTTAAAGAACTCATCCATCGGGTCCTCTACAACTTCATTTTTCTTTGGTGCGACAATTTTTATACGACTATCTAAACTAATACCAATCATGCTTGCTGCAGCTCTCATTTCCCTTGCTACTTCTAACCTTTTTGATACTGCAGGATTAATCTTGATGTTAATAATTTCACCGTCGTCATTTCTAACTGGTATATTATGACCATTCTCTTGTAGTTCTTTTGTGAGTTCCAAATAACTTGAAACTTGTTCGCAATAGTGACAAACAATTTGTAAATCTAGGTTTGCTATTGGCAAATTTTTCATTAAGGGAACAATACGCTTATATTCTTTTTTGGCCAATTTACTTAACCAAGTTGGCGGCCGTTCAGGTACACCCTCAAAGACATTCAAAAGTTCTTCTTCTTGCTTTCGTTGTCTGATTTCATCTTTTGTTAAGTTCTTTTTAGTAACATCAGTCGCAACTCGTCTTCTTCCTGCCAAACAAACCACCTCCTTCATAAATTCGGCTTAAAAAAGGGAAAAAGTCACAAAGAAAGCCCCGCCCCGTTCCGGGGAAAAATTTTTCCTCGGCCGTCAAAATTGGTGGGGGACTTTTTATTTTCCAAATTTTCATTTTCTAAATTTTTGTTTTTCACTTTTTTGTTTTTTATTAATTTTGCTTTTTTAAATCTTCTTGTGTTTTTTTGTTATGACATTCATTACATAATGGTTGAAGGTTGTCTTCATCCAATCTCTTTGACCAATCTACTTTTGTTGGAATAATATGGTCTACTACTTCAGCGATTCTTCCACAACTACTACATAAGTAATCATGTTTCAGAAGTATTCTTTTTCTCATAGTTAACCAAGCATTAGATTTATAGAAGTTGATATATTCTGGATCGTTTCTTCTTCTAGTATCGTTGTATGCTTTGTTTGTATATGTTTTGTGCTTATCACAATATGTTTCGTCTCTACTTATCAATGTATTACATGTTGGATGATTACATCTTCGCATGATACCAATATCAATCACTCCTTCATCACATAATAAAAGGACCAACACAATGTGTCAGTCCTAGTTATAATTTTTCTATGCTATAACAATATCATGATTAATCAATAGTTTGTGTAGACTGTTTGTTGACAACGTTGACTACTAACTAATGAACTTGATTCTCTTGATACACTCAGCATGTTTCTTTCTAATGTATTGTTCACTATAACCTAAGTCATATGCAATCTCTTGTAATGTCATACCATCTACATATTTCTTTCTAAGTATCTTGTGTTCTATACCTTGGAAACGGTCCAACAAACTTAATACTCTTTCCTTCTGTTCTTCTAACTTTTTTATCCTCTCATTCAATTCCTCTAACTCCTCCTCAATACGGCTGACCTGTTGTAAGCGAGAATGAAAGTCATGCTTCTTTCCTAAGTCTGCTCGTGCATAACTTATTGAGTGCCACCTCTCCATTTCTTCAATGCATATATCTTTTTTTATCTCTAATGCCTGCTGTTGCATATCCAAGTTCTGGTATAACTCTAGCCACTCGAACAATACATCTCACCACCTTTATTAAGAAGAAAATAATTACAGTTTCTTTACATCATATACATTAACTTGCTGATCATCATTATTGTTACTAATCAATAATGTATTCCCAATTACATCATCCACAATATATTGGCTATTACTAAATAAAATTTTATCTCCTGGTGAAATGTTCTCTACTCGATTAATACTGTGCTGTTGATTAAATCCCCCTGGATATCTATTAGATAATTTATTTAAATTATGACCTGCCACTTCATCGAGTGTTATGTCACACATACTAGCGAGTGAAGATAAGTACCAAAGAACATCGCCAAGTTCTTTAACCATTTCGTCTTTGTTTAACTCATGGCCATGGAATATATGTTTCTTAATGTTGTCTGCAACTTCTCCTGATTCACCTGTTAAACCTAATGCATAATTAGTTAAAGCTTCGCTCATGTTTTGTTCAACGTTATGAGTTCTTAATGCTATCTCTTGATATTTATTTAGTTCCATTATTATCTCCCTCCATCTTCATCTGTAAGATAATAAATTTAAATGCTTGTTCTTCTGTAAACTTTGCATTTACTAATTCGTCAAATAGTACTTTCATTTGGCGAAAACCTAATCTATTCTCATCAGTTTGTACTTGCTTCTTAAAGTCTTCTATAGTTAATTCAAACATCATATTTCTAATGTCTTTGTTTAGCATTTAGAATCCCCCTCATAATCATTAACTATCATATAAACTTCAGGCATCCAATCTTCTGGATACTCTATCCAATGTGCATTAATTGCATTGTAAATTTCATTATATTTCTTCGCTTTTTTGTACACTTCATAAAGTTCCTCAATACCAGCTTTGTCACCTGAATAATTATAATAATTATGCAATACTTGCTTGTTTGTAAATTCATAGTCATAAGTTGAATCACAGGATGTCATTAATGTTCCAGCCTTTGACTTAATAACATTTAATTCTTTATTTATTACATCGTCAAAGTCCTGGCCATATACTTTGTTAGATAAAATGAAATATTCATTAACCAGCCATTTAATCAATTCATCTTTGTTTCTTATGTGGTTCATTTGTTCTTCTACTGACAGCATCTTTTAACCTCCAAATTCATTACTTTTCTAGCTATAAAACTATGCTTATATTGTTTCATCTTGTTCATTCATAGATGGTATTAACAAACTTGCGCTTTTAGTGTGTTCGAGTATTAAGTCCCAATCATCTTTATTTAATTGTTCACCGTACTGATCATTTATTTTAAATAACCTTTGAAACACTTGATTAATATCTTTTAACACTAACCCGTCTATGAATATACGTCCTTTACTTCTTCCGTCCATAATCTCACTCCTTAACTGCTATAATAATTAGTGCTAATACAATTACTACAAATAATGTTGTTGCGAATATCAATGTCTACCAACTCCACTGAACCATGTTTCTGCCTCTTTATACTTATCTGATTCATAATCGATTGGCGCTTCCACTTCATCCTGCACGGTCGCATATTTATATGATCGTTTGATAAATGCATAAAATACTATGAGTGATACTGTTAAAGTGATTAGGTATTTCATTGTGTATACTCCTTATAATCTTTTTAATTGTTAAAATTCTGTTATAATTTTAAATAAAGGTAGGTGTTAAATATGGATACCGATAATTTGATCTTTGCAATAAGTCCAACTAACTGGTTACAATTAATCACAATTTTAGTTTCTATTTTAAGTATTTGGTTATCTCATTACCTAGGTACCCTAAAAGATAAAAAATTAGAAGATGTAGAAAACGAAAAAAGAATATATGAAGCTAAAAAACAAAAATATAATGCTTTGTATATCCCTTTATATCGTATACTTTCAAAGTGGCAACCTGATTTCACTTTTAGTCAAGCATTTTCCAAAAATAATTATATAGACTTAAATAAAATTTTGGATGACAATCTCCAATATTTATCTTCTAAAAGTCATTCATTGTACTTAGATTATTTATACCATTTAAATAACTTTGAAATTTTAAGAGATTCAAATATTGAAAGTGCTGAATATAGTTCATTTTCAAGTGTTCAAACAACTTTTACTAAGCTAATAGATGCTTTGTTAATGGATGGTAAGGAACTATCCGGAGAATTAAACTTATCAGATCTATCCAAACCATTTCGTGACATATTGAATAGACCCGCAAATCAAAAACATGAATTGTACAATATAAAAGACGCAGAGTAATTATTGATTTTAATTTATTATTATCAGTATATAGGAGTTAGCCCCCCTATATACATTATTGTTCTTTATCGCTCCTCTACCAAGAGTAAATCATCTTCCCAGCAGCTCTCTCACTCGTTCTAAAATATCAGGGTGACTAGCGCCACCCTTTTGATTACTCGATTTCTTCTTGTGATAATTCGTCAACTTTTTCTTCTCCGCCATCAAATAATGTTTCATTTTCTGTTTGCTCTTGTTCTTCTTCGTTATCAACATCTTCTAATGTTAATTGATCTGGATTTTCTACTTCATCTTTAAATAGTTCTTGTCTAATGTACTCAACTCTTTGATATTGTTGAGTAATAAAACCATTTGGAACATTATCCCCAGAAACTTTAAATTTAGTTCCAGCTTTACTTGCTGTACATACAATTGTTGCTTCATAAGCGAAAAACTCGATTGACCAAGTTACATGTTTATCAGTAGCGTTAAATTGTTTTCTTACTACTCCATCTTGTTCATTTTCTCCAAAAGTCTTTTTAATTAATTCATCTGCAAATTGAATATTTCTCATCATAATTCCTCCACTTTCACTTTTATTTTTGGTACTTCTGCGTATCTTTTAGCACAATGTAATTCAACGACTAATGCATCATCAGTCTATATCTTTTCATTTGCTGCATCCATAAATGTTTTAACCAAATTATCGATGTCAGGTTTATTCTTTTTAAATGCATGTAGCATTCTTTTAATTAATGATTTTGACCATGACTTGTTCATTGGAAATTCAAACAGTAAAGTTAACTTGATTGCATCATCGATATTTAATTCTGGCATTTGTTCTTTTATGAATTGTTTGTGTTTCATATAATTAGTAGGCATGTAAGTTTGAATAAACTTACCTACATTTCTAAATCTTGGTCTAGGGGACGCCATTGGTTTATCTAAATGTTTTACGTCTTTTTTGAACAGTATTGTAAATGAATGGACCGTCATGATACTTCAATTACTTTCTGGTAATATAGCAAGGCATGATCTTTATAAAATGCTAGTTCATGTTGTATTCGTTCAATATCAACTTCAGATTGTCTTGTGTCTCTTTCGCTAAGCATCGCCATTTTATTTTGATATTCTTTGTTTGCCTCACGATACTTCTTAGCTTCAGCCAAAATATTATTGGATTCCTGAATTAATTCTTCTAGCTGTTTCTTGTACGACTTTTTGTCTTCGTTAATCTTCCGATAGTCACGTGACAGCTTTTCATACTCATTTCTAAGTTCTGTCTTCTCGTCACTAATCACTTTTATTTCATCTTCAAGCAAATTAATACGACCATGTAATTGATTCTTTTCAGATGTTAGCTGATTTATTTTTTTATTAAGTGACTTATTTTCTTTCTCTAAAACCATTTTTCTAGCAATAGCAACCTTTGTTGTGGATTCTTCATTTTGTTGACCATTCACTATCTTCTCTGGTTCTAAAATTTTTGTAGATAATTCTGGATTAGTTGTTTTGTTTTCATTTTCTTTAACTTCCGACTCTTCTTTTAATTTTTTAAATGCTTTATGATGTTCTGATCTAAAACTATAAACTGCTCCAGGTGTTACACCAATTTCTTCAGCAACAGTTTTAACTGATTTTAATTCTTGTAGTAAATCAAATACTTCTCCTATAGTTTTACCTTTAAGTAGTACGCCCAAATTCTTCACTCCATTCCATTATTTCTTTTTCCATTTGTCTTTTCTTTTCTTCAAATTCTGGTGCATTTATATTTACTTCTTTTTGATTATCTTGATTATTTTGTTTTTGCCTTAATAACCATTCAGGTGTTTTCTCTTTTGATTGAAGATTATTATTCTGTCCACTTCTACTTTTGAAGTTGGCCAACTTTTGTTGTTCATATGCTCGTACTTCACTTATTGATTTGAGATTAGACTTTAACCAATCTTTTAAAATAGCTTTAGCATATCCCCAGTTCACTTTATTTCTATCGAGTGCTAACTTTAATGCTGCAGTTACTATTTCATCTGAATCATTCTCAAAGCTTTCTAAGTAATAAGTGATGTCTTGTGCAGTGTATTGATTAATAATTCCGAATCCCGATTCTTGATAAAAGTCGTAGACGGTGGACACCTTCTTCTTCTCATTCTTTTCATTCTTTACATTCTTATCCTTCTTTACATTCTTAGTCTTGTATCGTCCGCTGTCCTCTTGTTGTTCCGTTGGGTGTTCCACTCGTTGTTTCGTTGGTTGTTTCATCGGCTGTCTTTCTTCTTCGTTTTTCCCTTGATAAACCCCGTAGTTATGGACTTTTATAGTTGTTCCGTTTGTTGTCTTTTTTGTACTTATCATGTCGTCATCTTCTAACAACTGTAAAAACCTTCTTACTCTGTTCCTGGAAACTCCCCAACGTTCTGAAAGTTTTAATTCTGAAGTATGAAATGTACCTCTTTTAATAGTGATGAGTTCTCCACCAATTACAGTTTTTTTATCAGTGTGGTTAGTTAATAGTATTATTTCCATCCACCACTTAAACCTTTCCGCATCTTCCCAAATCCAATGATCCATAACTTGACGGTGTACTTTAATCCAACCAGTCATAACTCCACACCTCACTTTCAAAACTGGTTAAATTAGAATGGCAAATCATCATCGCTTATATCGATTGGGCCGTTAGCATTTGAAAATGGGTTATTACCACTTGATTGATTCGAACTATGAATCGTTTTACTATTTTGGCCACTTTGTGTATTACCTGATTGATTAGTATTGTTACTAGATTTTTCTTTATTCAAAAATAGAATTTGAGAATTTACTTTATTTACTTTCAATTGCATACCGTAATTAGTTGTTCCATCTTGACGTTCAAAATTATTGTTTTGTAGTTCACCTTCAACGCCTATTAAATAACCTTTCTTTGCATAGTTGGTTAAAAATTCAGCAGTTTTATTGAAGGCAATACAACTTATAAAGTCACTCTCATATTCATCTTGATTATTTTTAAATTTTCTTTGAACGGCAATATCAAATGGTAAAATCATTGTTCCATTTGTAGATTCTCTTATCTCTAAGTCTTTTGTTATTCGGCCAATAAACTTACAATCATTATTATCCATTTATAAACCACCAATATAGACAGGTACACCACTCGCTTCTTGTACCTGCTGTTTGATTAATTGTGCATCAGAATTGGTATTACTAAGGTGTATTAGATGAATCTGTTGTAACTGTGTTAAATCATTCACCTTCAATAGTTTTAATGCATATTCTAAGCTAAAATGTGAATCCATTATCCTGTTAGCCAATCCTTGATGAACAAATCCTTTTTGCACATTCTCTTGCATTTTTTCATAGATATAATTCACTTCTAACATCAAGTGTGTTAAACCTTTAAAACTGTACTTACAAAATTTTGTATCCGTAAGATATAAGACTTTATAACCTTGTGTACTTTTTAGTAAGAAGCCTACTGGTTCAGCTGCATCATGTTCTATTTCAAAAGGTAAAATTGACCATGTACCGATTCTTGTTTCCTGTTTAGCTTTTACTGAATACAATCTGTGACTTTGAATATTTTTTACTTTCTTTGTTCCCTTGGTCATGTAACAATTAATTCCGTTCTTTAAATACTGGTCTGTATATTTAGCGTGATCACCATGTTCATGAGTGATGAGACAACCTGCAATATCTCTTGTTCTGTATTGAAGGACTTTTTGCACCTTTTCATACTTCACACCCGCTTCTAATAAAAGTGTGGTTCTGCCATCTGAAATGCGATAACAGTTACCACTTGAACCAGTTGCTATAACATCAATTAAAATGGTTCTTCATCCTCTGTTGTTTGTTGCGCAGGTTCTTCTTTAATATCTTCAACTTCTTCAAAATCTGTAACATCTGTGGCCTCTTTACGTTGTACTTCTTCGAATTCTAATATTTCTTTATTCGCATTTGCTTCTTCTTCAGCATCTAAAATTTCTTTACGTTGTCTGTTGTCTCTATTTTTAATTTCGCTCGATAATAGACTACTGTCATCAGAACTATTTAATAATTTCTTACATGCTCTATTAATTACAGTCTTTTTGGCCATTTCTTGAGGGAATCTTCTATGCGTTCCATCTTCCTTGAACTTGCCATCATATACCATTTGAGATTGTTTCCATGCCTCTTCAATTTCTTCGAAGCTCATAATCTCTGTATAGTTTTTACTTTCGTCTTCAAATACAACTGTTGCATATGCACCAATGATTTTTTTACTATCTCTGTTTCCAAATGATTGAGAATGTTCTAAATCGACGATTTTACCGTTCTTTGTTTTATATTTAACTTCATCACCTTCAAAGATAACTTCAGCATTTATTTCTTTAGCACCAGTAACTCGTCTTGTAACAGCCATCGTACCTAAATATGAACGTTGGAACTGAACCTTATCTCCATACATAATGAAGTAACCTTGATTCTTTGCTGGATTTAGTCCTTGTACGACCATATCCATTAACGCATTAGCAATACTATTTGGATTAGCAAACTCAAGCGCTGGCTTATAACCGTCTTTCTTAGAACCTTTTAAATCTTGTAAAGTTAGCATCGCTGATTTCATTGCATTTTCGGGCGAATAGTTTTCAGGAAACTTTAGATCACCCTGTGTTTCTAAACTCTTAACTCTAGCTAGGACGTTGTCTCCCATTTTTTGATTTTTTACTAATACTTCGTTTTTATTTGTCATATATATATTCTCCTTTATTGTGTATAATTAAATTAATTTATTGTGAATGTGAGGTATAAAATATGAGTAAAGAACCCATTGTTATTTCTGATAAAATACAACTTAATAGTAATAATGCACATGTAGATTTGCCTGAGTCTTGTCCGTGGTGTCATTCGCACATCCTACCTACAGTTGAAGGTCAATCTAAGACTTCTTTGTCAACAGATAATTCTTTGCCCTTTTCCATCATTCTTATGTGTCCAAAGTGTAAAGAACACTTCTCTGCATCATATACTGTGTTCAGTAGTCGCCAAGGTAATGGTTATCATTTTATTGATAAACTTGTAATAAAAGAAGAATTTCCACTTCCCAAACCAAGCTTTGAGTACCCTAATGAAATAGATAGTGTTAGTAGTGAGTTCTCAAAAATCATTGCACAGTCATCTCATGCTGAAGGATTAGGCTTAAATCATTTAGCAGGTATTGGTTTCCGAAAAGCTTTGGAATTCTTAATAAAAGATTATTTAATTAAATATAAAGGCTTAGACGAAAACACGATTTCAAAAAAACAACTTGGAAAGTGTATTTCTGAAAACATCGATGACTCTCGATTACAATCATTAGCCAAAGCTGCAACTTGGATTGGAAATGATGAAACACATTATGTTAGAAAACATGACGATCGAGACATCCATGATATGAAAAAATTTCTACATAAAATGACTTTATTCATTTCTTATGAACTAGCAGTTGAAGATGCTACCGAATTCACTTCGTAGTCATCGAATTCAAACAATAAACTCCCTTCAAAATTGTAATATCTTTCAACATTTCTAATAGGATCCAATTTACTGCCATCTCCTTTTAGACATACAACTTTTATTAAATTTACAACATCAACTTTTATAGGAGGTTGATGTTTTATTTGTTTTTCAGTCATCTTAATTCCTCCACATCTTTAATTAATTGCATATCTTCTTTACTAACTTCATATAGACAATTCATTCGTGTCGCTACCAGGTATACATCAATAACTTGAGGGTTATAAACTTGAATGAACTCTGCACCATCATCAAGAATTTTCATTACTTCTTTTGCTTGTGTACAGCCGTACCTGAAACCAGCAATAAAACCAGTTTCCTTACAATCGATTTTCTTTCTAATTACAACAGTCTCAGCATCTTCAATCTTTAAAGATTCTTCGTTCAGATATTCTTTTGTCTTCTTCCAACGTTTGCTAATTCGTACATAATCGCCTAATTCATATTTCATACACTTTTCTCCATTCTCAATGTGTCATCTTCTTTGCTTACAACTAATCTAATTTGTTGTGATTTTGTTGGTAAGATATCTATTACTGATTCAGCATTATCGATAAAGATTGGTGCATTAATTTTGTAGTGATCACACAACGTATTAATGATGTCTAGTCCTGCATTAAGCTTTTTAGCACTATTTAATCCTCTGTGATACTCAATACCATTCACTGTTGTTTCACATGTTTCTTTAACTTCTCCATCAACTTGTGTATAGAATAATTTAAAAATCACATATTTAAACTTTTGATTGATGTTATCTGTTAACTTATTGATTTTTGTAATCGTAAATTTATTTAGTTTGTAAAGTTGGCCAGAATAAATTTCTTTGTCGTCTAATAACTCATCTTCTTTATTTCTTAATTCTTCAATACGTTTTTTGATATTTTCATTAGATGCAGCAACCGACTTCAATTTATCTAAATGTTCTTTTTCAGCATTTAATTCATTTAACTGTGAATCTAATTCATCTAGTTGATCATCTACTTCTTCTTGAATATTCATACGTTTTTTATTGAGTTCATCAATACCTCTTTGAACTTCTTGATATTCGCTTGATTGAGTAACATCTGTGATTTGTGATTTCAGACTATCGATTTTACTTTTAATTTTTGTAGACTTTTCTGTAGCTGCATCTATTAGTTCTTGATGTTTCTTATTTTCTTCGAATAGTGCATCAATGATTGGTTTAATCTTCTTACCGTCTGCCATTACTCTTTGCATAGACCCTGTAATAACCTCAAGTTGAAGTGACTTTTCTTTGTTAAACTTTTTGAGTGCATTTTCTCTTGCCTCTTCCACTTTTTCTGTTGGCAACTCTTGGCCACAACATGAACAAACTTTTTCATCTACATATTCAAACTTGTGATTTTTGGCCATTTCTAAATCAGACTTTAATCTTTTATGTTCTGCTAAAAGTTCTTTTCTTCTACCTTCTTCATAATGAATCTGAGTTTGATTATTCTTAATTTTTGATTTGTAATTCAAAATAGTACTTTCTTCAGCGTTAAACTCATTCATAAGTGAATGAATTCTTGATTCAGTATTAGATGAGTGGTCTCTTTTGATACGTTCTAATTCTGATTGTTTATCTTTAACTTGATTTCGTAATTCAATTTCAGCACTTCCATTTTGTAATTCATATCTCTTATTCACTAACGATTGAATATCCTCTTCAAGGTGCTTGTAATCAGATTCGTTCAATTCTTCTACTTCAACCAATGAATGTGATGCTTCATTGATACGTGTTGGAATATCTTTAATCTGTTGATTGATTTGTTTAATCTTATCGGCAACTATCTTCTTCTTTGTTTCAATATCATGATCAGTAAGTAATTCTTTCAATCCCTCAAGTTCTGAATCGCTGGCAATGACATCGTCATCTGTAATGTCATCTGCAATTTGGAATAATAGTTCCCTCCGCTTTTTCCAATCCAGATTATTGAAAGCTGTAGGATTTGTTATAAGTTTAAAAACTTCTTCATCTACAACCTCAGCCACTCTATTTTTATAATCTGTAACTTTTACCTTTTCATCATTCACATATTGGTACTTTGTTCTACTTCTGCTATATTCTTTACGATTAGTTTTTTGATTTGTAGAATATTTTGGGTGCGACTCTTTCTTAAGTGTTAGTAATCCACTATCAATTTCAAATTCAGCAATAACTATAGGAATTAATTCATATAGTTCTTCTCCATTTTCATCTTCAGGCACAGGATTAAAAGATTTTGTTGAACCATCTAACCCTTTATCAAATAGCAACCATTGTAACGCAGTAGCTGTTGTTGTTTTACCTGTACCATTTTGGCCAAAAATATCTGCATCTTGGCCATTAAATTCAAAAGTTTGATTTTTAAAGCCTGCAAAATTCTCCATTACTAATTTGTTTAATTTTAATTGCATTGCTTAATGTCCTCCTCCGTGTTATTCTGTACGTGTATTTTTATTTGAAATTGTGCCTTTTCCAATTGCCGTTGGATTAGGCTTTTTTAATATCGTGCCTTAATTTTAAAATCATAAGGTTTATTACTGCCCTTTAGTATTTCGACCATTAGTGAGTCTACTTCGCTTGTGTTGTCGTCAATCCAACTTAAAATTGTCTCATTCATTTCTTCAAAAAGACCTTTAGCTGTATCTTCGACATGTACTTCTGCAGCAAATACCAAATCATGATTAGTACTAAATACCTTTACTAAAATTAGGTCATCCCCTATAACTTCATAACGATGCAAAAATTTGAATCCATAGTGATACTCAGTTCTAATAATTTGTGATCCTGGTTTAAAATATGACATTTACATTTCCTCCATTTTCAATCATTTGGTACAATTAAATTAATTTAATATGAAAGTATGGTGAAAAATTATGATTCAAACAGAACTTACAAAAGATGCACAAAATTTTGTACTCAGTCATATAAAGTCTAAAAAAGATAAGTTATGCGATTGTCTAAATCCTGATTTAAAAGTTTCTCCCGAAATATTAACTTTATATGGAAAATCTGATCATCCATTGCAATTTCCAGCAGACTTTATTATCACCGCTTGCAATTATTGTGGTAAATCTGATTTTTATCCTTTGAGTTTATTTAAGTTAGAGACGATTGATAGAAGTAATCCTTAAATCATTGCTAATACCCTTAAAGGAATTTTTTCTAGTCCCAACACTTCTAATCTCCTCCGCCAAGATGATGATTAGGAGTGTTATTTTGATTAGCTTTAATCTATTCATTTACGTTTCCTCCTGTTCTAAAAATATTTGGTCAGCCATTTCAAATCCTGCTACGGTAACAACCCAGAAAAGAAATGAATGCTCAAACGGTGTTATACTAAATGACGATATAATAAAAAACTCAACTACAATTGCTAACGTTAATGCTGGGTATTTGATGATGTACCATGCAATATCCATGTGTTTTCCTCTCCTATCCGAGTATGCTCCCCAAGTCTCCAATTTGTTTAAGCATCATACTCGTACATTATTTGTATACATATATCTTTTGCTTTGTCAGATGGCCACCAGGATTTTCTGTTTGTTTTTTTAATCTCAATTGCTTTCATCCGACTATCTTTCACGATGTGATTTCTAAAGAATTTCTCTCCAATGCACATGCGTTCTTTAATTTCTTCTGCATCAACCAGCCAATCTCCTTTCGGCATAAATATCACATCCTCTTTTGTTTTTCTTTTGATATAATTTAGTTATCCCTATGTGAAGGGAGGTGTTTACCATGAGCATATTTGATTTCTCAGAAGAAAAAGAATATTTAAGAAAGTTAGTGGTTGCTGGATATTACGATACAAAGGAAGCCATTGAACAAATTGTTGATAATGACAATGAATTATTGGCACTTCATTACTTATCAAAAGCTAATTCTTACTTTGTAACTTTAGAATCTTATGTTAGAAGTAAGGAAGACTTATATCGTTACGAATTTACTCAAGTTGTAAAAGCTTTTACAGAAGTCTATGAAGAGGCGCTAGATTGTGTTCGAGACAATCATTCACATCAACATACTTTGATTAACTTCGATCAATTTAAAGAAAAACTACATCCAGTATTGGGCTATGTTGATTCTAATCTTGACCTAGAGCTAAATAACTAACCTTCATGACCTCTTGTTAAATCAAGAGGTCTTTTTTCTTTTGATATCTCGGTGTTTTGAATGTGATGTACTATACGTCTATCAACCAACAAAAATACTTTTTTAAATTGCTCATATGATAATCCGTATTCGTGAATTAATTGATAAATCTTACGTTCTACTGCACTTTCTTCCAAATTAAGCTTTAATTCATTCACTGTGTTTCCTCCTTTATCTACTACGCCTGTTCACCTAAGAACTTATTGATAAAATATTGTTGGCCTTTACCAGTTACTTTTGGTGTCTTACTAATCGATACATGACCATCTGAATGTGTGATTGATGTTTCTTTGATTTCAAACAATTCTCGCTCCATCGAATATTGTGTTGGCATGTTATAATCAATGCCTTTTCGTTTGATTAAGAATCCATTTTGACGTAACCATTCAAATAACCTGCGTTGTCCAATTTCCACACCATTCTGTTTGATTATCTTCGCTAATTCTCCAACTAGAATTGATGTCTTTGTTGTTGCTACAGCATCAGCAAATAATACTTTTGGTTTATCCTTTTCAATCTGTGTTTCTAATTGAAAAATTGTGCTATTTGCTATTTTTAATGCTCGTTGCATGATCATTTCTGGACTGTTCCATGCTTTTTCAATTTGAATGAAATATTGTCTAGCTCGTTTACCAGGCTCACTACGTTGTATCATTGCGATTTCTTTTGCTGTGTCTAATGTGAGTGCGTGGTCAGTTTGTGTTTGACGACCTCCTAATGGGTTATGGACAAAAATGTCCATTACTGCAAAATCAACATTTTCTTCGAATCCGTAATCACTCATTCGCTCAAACCACTTTTTATATGGCGTTTTAACTTCTAATGCTGCGTGTAACCCACGACCACTTATTGCGATTTCTCCGTTTTCTTTTTCTTGGATATTGAACATGTCTCCAATATTGCTTTTAGTTTGTAATGGTTGCATTGATAGACCTCCTTTAAGTTGTTTGCTTCTCTTTGTGCATTTTTGGAACTTCAGAGATAAAAAAATATTCAGGGAATAATTTTTGAATAGGCATCTTAAGAGCTTTTGAAAATTCCATAGCTTCATCTAAACTTATTGGAATTTCTCCACGTTCACGCTTCCCGTACTGCTGTCCTGAAACACCAATTAATCCACCCATAAAATCTTGGGTCTTTTTAGCTGTTTTTCGAAAGCTATATAAATCTTTGTGCATTTTTGGAACACCTCCTCGAAACAATCTTACCTATACTGTTCCAAAAATGCAAGTACTATTTACATATTTTTTTAACTCTCTACATATTTTTATGTTTTTATTGCATTTTTGGAACATCAAACATATAATGAAGGTATAAGTTGAAAATAAAGGTTTTAAGGAGGTAAAATATGAGCGCTTTTTCTTTGAATTTAGAACGTCTTATGGCTAAAAATGATATAGATGATAGCAAATTAGCAGAATTAGTGGATGTTAACCGTACTACAGTAACAAGATGGAGAAAGGGAATTAGAAGCCCTAAATTAGATAAATTACCTGAAATTGCAAAAATTTTTGGAGTTGAACCATTAGACTTAATAAGCGATTCATCTGATAAGAGTATTGTACAAGAAATAAGTGGTATTTCATCACAACTCCAATCTCCACGTCAACAAAAAGTCTTAGCCTATGCTAATAAACAATTAGAAGAACAAAAACGAAGAGATAAATCAAATAAGATATCATCTATCGAGGAATACAAAATAAAATATAATAATAATAGAACGGAAAATGAAAAGATAGCTTTCCCTAGAATTGGTTCTACTGGTGCTGGTATTGGAGAAGATTTATATGACGATATCATTGAAGAAACAGTATATTTTGATAGAAATGAAGTAGATGAAGAGCTACTTGAAACTGCTGATTTTTGTATCTATGTTAATGGTGATTCTATGGAACCTGCCATAAAGAGAGATACTTATTCTTTTGTTAGAAAAACAATTGAAATTAGAGATGGTTTAGTCGCTTTAGTTATCTATGATGGAACAGTATTGATTAAAAAGATTGAAATAACAGAGGGTTCAGTTAATTTAGTATCATTAAATCCTAAATATGAAACAATAAGAGTTGAACCACACCATCAATTCAAGCTGATCGGTAAGATAGTTCAATAATTTTTTTACTTTAACAAAATAATTTATGATAAATCACTGTTTGTGATTAATTTTTTTGTTAAGTTTTGAAAGATAAAATATAAGATATATGGATAGAATGCTGGTTTTTCATATATAACCTACACTTATAGCATATACATTCTATAATTCCAACTTATATTAGTATTGTAAATTAGGTGATATTTTAATAAATACCTATCTTGCTACGGAACTATAAATCGAATATGCACAGATAACTACTGATACTATCAATTTTTTATTAACATCTAGTAAATAAAATAATTTATAGAAGATAAAATATAATGTGTACCGATGAATAGTTGCAACATAAAATAGTGTTTAAACATATAGAATTTAATTAAAGGAGAATATGTAATGAAGAATGAAGAAATTATAGACCTTTTAAACAGCTTTAAAGAAGGATATATGGATAGATTAAATTTTAATCTTAGTTTTTTAAATGACGAAGAAAAAAAGTCTTTACCATTTTTTAGATCTATGGACTATCTAGGCCTAGTAATTATAAATACAGGACCTTTAAATAAGCCATACAAATACATCACTCTAATTACAAATAATATAGAAAGTAATTATTTGGAGGTTACAAATTTTGAAAATGAAAATCTAAAAAGAATCTCCGCTGAAAATACTAATCCAGAAGTTAAGGCTAAATTATTAGTACAAGAAATAATAGACGAAATAGATTTAGATAGTAAAATCTCGCCTTATATTGATTACCTAGCTAATTTTGAATTAACTCCAAATTCATTTATATATTCAGGTAATAGCTATGCTAATCAAAATTATCTTGAAATCCTTGAAAATAAGAACTCTAGAATAATTGATAATTCAAAACCTAAGTTTAATCCATTTTCATTTTTAGATTTTGACGGAATTATAAAAAAAGTTAATGACTCAGATTTTAGTTATCAGATGGAAGAAGCTAAAATTTGCTATGAGAACCAATTATATCTTGCAGCTACGTGTACTTTTTCAGTATGTTTAGAAACAGTTTTAATGTTAATAATTGATAAACATGGTCTAAAGATCGATGATAACAGTACGATGCTTAATAAAATCGGAGATACACTTAGAAATAAGAACATAATATCTAAAAGAGCTAATAATCGTTTACTTGTAACATATTCTGTCCGAAACTCAACATCTCACACGAACAAAAATAAGGTTATATTAAATGACTGTGAATGGATACTAAAAACCATTGAATTTTTTGTTGATGAATATTTGGATTAGTTTTGCAAGTTTGCATTAAAAGCTTCCCTTAACTTACTCAACAATTTGTAATAATCTTTAGCAAAAAAGTCTGGCATTTCTTCTCCATGCCACAAATCATAATTTTCTAGAATGTTAGTAGACTTAGACAAGTGTTCGGGACTTTCATAAATTACATTAATATCTCTTTCATCGAGATCGATTTTCCTTTTATCACCTACTTTTAAGTAGATTATAACATAATTATACAAATTCAAAATTACAATTAATTGCAAAAATTAAATTAAGGTGCTATATTAAAAAATATAAAGAGCTTCCCCGCTCTTAACCATTATTGATATTGTTGTTTGAAAACAACAAACTGATAATCTCTGGCACCTGTATAATTTACAGGTGTCTTTTTTGTTCTTCTTAACATTGAAAGGAGGTGATACATAAAGACTTAACAACCTCTCCAAGTCTCCAAACTTAAATGGAGGTAGTTTCAATGAAATATATTAAGTCGAAAAAATATGAAAATGTATATAGTTATAAGACCACAAATGGTGATAAACGTTATTGCTATAGACTCAAATACTACTTGGATGGCAAACGAAAAGAGAAACAAAAAAGTGGATTCTTAACTGAAAAAGCCGCATATAGAGAAGTTTTGTTATTAAAAACAGATATCGAAGAACAAGATTTTTCAGTTATAGAAGCTGACAAACTTACGGTTAAACATGCTGCTGAAATGTATTTCGAGTTTAAAAGTCCAAGCTGGGCAAACTCAACATTAAGAAATAACAAAAACTATATTAATAATCACATCATCCCTTTAGTTGGTAAAATCTTTTTATCAAGGTTAACACCCTATGAAGTACAAACTAGTCTAATCAATCCACTTCAAGAGAAAGTTAATTATAGAACAACATATAATATCTATTGTACCTTTATAGCGATTCTGGACTTCATGGTAGATAACGAAAAATTAAAACGAAATAAAATATCTGGAAAAATGCATTTCAAAGAAGAAGATGCTCAACCAATATTTTATGATCAGAACACCTTAAAAAGTATATTAAATTATGCAGATAGTATGGAACCTGTTTATAAAACTATTGTTTATACACTCACCTATACTGGTATGAGAATCGGTGAATTACAAGCATTGAGATGGACTGATATTGATATCAAAAATAATACAATCAGTATTAGAGAATCTAGAAATGACCATGATAATTATACAAAAACAAAAACAAAACGATCAAAAAGAACAATTCACGTAGATTCTGAATTGATAAAAATGTTGAAAGAATATCAAAAATACATCGAGAATAAGTCTTTTTATCGCAATACACCTATCGATATTCATTCAGCAATTTTTGTTGGTAATTATGGATTAAAACCTATTTCTAGAACGATTATATATCAAGCATTTAATCAGATGTCTGAGGATTTAAATATAAAAATTCATGCACATGCTTTTAGGCATTCTCATGCTACATTATTATTAAAAGGTAACCAGTCTATATTCTATGTTGCTGAACGTTTAGGCAATACACCTAAGATGATTGAGTCCACTTATGGCCATATTATTGATAGTGCCAAACGTGACGTTTCAGATGCTTTTTCAAAAATACTGTCGGAAGAAGTGTCGGAAGTCATTCCATTTAACGCTCAATCCCTTTGA